AGTGATGCTAAACCAAGTACTAAGTATTTTAGATAGTAGTAAATACTGTCATTCTATACCTGATATAAATGAAGGAAAGGATTTTTATGATTCTTACAATAACGAAGATATTTTCTTTATGGATGACGTAGGTCAAAAAGGTATTAGTCAATGGAGAACTATGATTAACATGATTTCCAGTGTAAAGATGCCTTTAGAGTGTGCTGAAGCCAAACTCAAAGACACCAAATTTTTTAATAGTACTACTGTAATAGCAACGACCAATAGTTTTATGCAGTTGTCAGGATTGTGTAAATCAGACGGAATTAGCAATATGGAAGCGCTGTGGAGAAGAGCCTTTGTTTTTGATTTTTATGAATTTAGTTTGAAATCAGGTATGTTTAAAGGTACTATTAGGTTTAAGCATTATAATATGCATACTAAACACTTTCAGGAAGGATTTCCAGAATATTTATCGTTGAACACAAAGTCAAGTAAAATACCAACTTCTTACACAATTAGAGAGTATACAGATGATATAGAAGGATTGAGAAAGTGGATGGCGGTTATTATAAAAGCTTTTGAGATAAAGAAGAGGAAGATAAAGCAAGCGCATGATATTCCTGAAAATATTAGAGCAGAGAATTCCGAATATGTAAAGGAAATAATGAGAGATATCTTTTACCGAGAAGAGGAAGATACAAAAATAGAAGCGGGAATCAATTTCATGAAGTCCATGAAGAATCAATTTGGAGAGATAAAACCACCATTATTAGCATTGGATAAGGTCGAAACAGGATTGTTGAACACTAAGTCTAAGGAAGAATACTGTTACTATTCAGCAGAGGAAGGTGAGTTTGACGCTTTAAAATCACAAGGAGTAAGCACTTTGGACACATTAGGAGTTTCTATTTTTAGTGATAAAATATGGTCAGGTTTAAAGTGCGGAGTAGGTTGTTACATGGGATATGCAGTTGGAGAATTAATTTTGAATATGTTAAAAGATGAGTTTCTATTATGGTCAGATAATTGGAATAATATGAATTTAATTGAATATTCAATTAATTTAGGATCTAAAATACAGAACTATCTAGGAGGATTTTTATTCATTATTGCTTTATTGTTAGTTGGAGCGATAATTTGTTATTATTTATCAGACTCTCCTTCGAGCATAGAAGGGCAAGGATCGAAATTTGAAACGAATACGTCGGGTACACATAATTCGGTAGAATCTATTATGAAAAATGTGTATGAGTGTAACCTTAAAAAGGGAGATGAAGAAGTTTCATGTCAAGTTTTAATAAGCGGTAGATCTTTGATGCTCCCATCGCATTTAACTCCAGAAGAGAATATGAAAATTAAAATATTCAAAAATAGAAAGGTAAACCATATAATTCTTGAATATACACCAATTACGAGAGTTTACATCAACAGAGAATATGATGTTTCAGTGTATGTGTTGCCACAAAATTATCCAAATCCCTTTAAGAGTGTTTCTTCGTGGTTAAGTAAAGATAGTGATATTAAAGATCAGCTATATTTGATTTCAGGATATGGATTTAGAAGGTTAGATAATGTAGCTCAATTTGGATCTGTAGTAGATTATAAGTTTAGATTTGGTAGTACTTTACAGGTTAATACTACCAAAGAAGATTATGCAAAGTATGATGTACAAGCAGCAGGTCTGTGTGGATCTATATTATTTTCAATAAAGAAAGGAATTTTGGGAATGCACGTCGCAGGAAATCCAGTAGAAGATTTTGGAGTTGCTAGTAGGTATTGGCTGAAGTTCTAAGCAACATTAAGAATTGTTTTGAATCTAGTACTCCTGTAATTAAAGTAGATCTTGAGATTTCGAACATAGATAAGGAAAATACTAGTGTCTTACAGTTTTACAATACAGGATTGATATCCAGAACCCCTAATTCATCAGATCTAGTACAATCAGCTCTATACGGTATATATCCGGTGAGTAGATATCCAGCGGATTTGAGTAAGTTTGGGAAAAACACATTGAAGGAAGTGAGTAAAAAATCTTTCACTCCATGTGTGAGTTTAAAAGAGAATGAATTGAAATTTTGCAAATTGGTGTTATCGTCTATGATAGGAAGGTTTGGAATTCTTAGCGATACAGAAGTGGTGGCAGGCAATGATTGGTTGGCAGGTTTGAATAAAAAATCTTCCAATGGGTTTAGCATGGTGAAAGAGAAAGAATACTACATAGACTTTGAAAATAAGAGTCCCACCGAAGTTTTTAAAAAAGAATTGGAAGTGATATATGAAAACGCGCTTGCGGG